GTCTTTGTTACCAGCTATTAACTCATTAACAATAGACCCTAAAACCAAAAAACCACCTTTGGAATTAGGACTAATAAATAATGCGAAATATTTGGCGCAAAATGCGGCTAGTAATTCAACACCTGAAAGTCGTGCTTATGCGGCATTACAACGTGCTGTACAAGAGGCAACTAACTTAAAAACAGATGCGGCTAAAGGTGTGCAAACAGACAAAGACGTTTTGCGATTTGCCAATGAACTTACAGCGGCATTTGCTAATAATGATACAAAAACATCTTTAGAAGCTTTAAATAGTTTTTACAAATCGACTAAAAAAGCTGAAGAAGCTACCAAAAAACGAATTGATAGCAGAAGAAAATCTCAAGGTGTTGAACTGTATTATGGTTCTACTTCTGGCACAGCGCAAAATCCAATCAAGTTAGATTAAAGGAAAGCATCATGGGTACTGTTTATGAATACAAGGGTACATCGTATGAATTGCCTGATGGGTTGACCAATGAAGCCGCTTTAGCAAAGATTAAAGCAAGTTTGGGCGAGGCAGAGCCTGTGCCTCAGGTACAGCCTGAAGCTGAAACACAACCTGTTCAACAAGAGCGAGGATTTGTTGATTCATTAGGTCGTCAAATTGGTTTGACTACTAGAGCAGGACTTACTGGTCTGTCATATCCAGTAAATGCGGCTATGGATTTTATTAGTGGCGCATATAACGTAGGTGCAAATTTAGCTGGCTCTGAAAAAAGAATGGGATATTCATCTCAAGAGCAACAAAAAGGTTTTACGGGACTTGGTCTTCCAGAGCCTGAAACTGGGTTAGAGAGAGCTGTCCAAGCTGGTACTCAATCAATGGCTTCTGTTCCAGCTATTCCTGCGGCGGGAATGATGAAGAATCTAGTACAACAGATTCCTGCGGCTGGAACGGCTGGATTGGTCGCTCAACCGACTATTGAAACAGTTAAAGAGATCACAAATAGTGATGTAGCGGCAACTATTGCTGGACTTAGTCTTGCGGCTCTTGTTGGTGGTGCGACTGGAAAAACTTCTGCAAAGATAACTGCTGAAAAAAATCCTATTGTTACTATGCAAGATGTGCAACAACGTGCTACTAGAGCATATACAAATGTTGATAATCTTGGCATTGAACTAAATCAGCAAGGTGCTAATACTCTATTAAGTCAGATTAACAATAGGTTAAGTGCTGGAAGATATTTGCCTGAAAATGCTCCTGAAATTCAAACAGTTTTAAATAGATATCAGACAATTATTGGGCGTGGCAATGTGTCTTTTGGCAATATTGACCAAATGCGTCAACTTGCAAATGATCTAAGAGTAAGTCCAGATCAAAACATTCGTAGATTAGCTGGCGAAATGACATCAACCATTGATGACTATGTTGCAAAACTTTCGCCTTCTGATGTATCTGCTGGTGCTGGTGGAATTGACGAGGCTGTAAAAACAATTATGGGAGCTAGAAAAGATTGGCGCAATCTTAGTAGAGCGACTACATTGCAAAACATTTTAGATGTGGCAGATGCTCGTGCGGCAAATCCAAATGCCTCTGAAGGTGAGTTGATTCGTCAAGGATTTATCAACCTTGCCGCTAATAAAAATAAACTATCTGTCTTTACAGCTGATGAGCAAAATGCAATTAAATCAGTTGCTAAAGGCGGCTCTCTTGACCCGATATTGTCATTCATAGCTAAGTTTGACCCAACAAGACGAAATGTTTTAGGTTATGGCGCAGTTGCAGGATCTGCTGTAAAGCCAGAATATGGTGTTCCTTTGGTATTGGCTGGAATGGGTTCAGAGCAAATGCAGAATTTTTTAAGAGCAAGAGCCGCACAAAAGGTTCAAAGCGGGTTGTTGTCTGGAAATATTAAGCCTCCTCCTCCTGACTATTCATTGCGTGGAGTTTTATCGTCTATTGGACTGCTGAATCAATAAGGACACAAAATTGACCCAATCTCTATTTGTCTTCTTGCGGCTGGCTTGGTCAAAAACATCCAAGCTGGCTGTGAACTCTATAAGCAAGCTAAAGAGTCTTTTGTCGAAATCAGGAACACTGCTAATGAAGTTGTCGCCATTGGTAAGGAAGTCAAAGGATTTTGGGGTTCATTGCGTAAACTATTTGGCGGTAGTCCCAAGCCTGAAGCTACAAAGTCTGTGGCAAAGGCTAAAAAGTCAGACTACGTTGCTGTTGAAGAAACTCAAGTCAAAGCTGACATCGTTAAGAACCTGACTGAGTTCTTCAAGCTACAGGAGCAGTTAGAAGCGCACATCAGGGAGTCAGAGGAGAAGGCAAGGACTGTAGTTTTCTCTGATGATGTGAACTTGATGGAAGAAGCCCTAAACAGGGTTTTGGCGCAACAAGAGATGGAGAGGTTGGTAGTTCAGATACGAGAGTGCATGGTCTATCAATCGCCCCCTGAGATGGGTGCTTTGTATTCTGAGGTGTTCAGCATGAGAGACATTATTGCTGGAGAGCAAGAGAAGGCTAGAAAGAAAAGAGATGCAGAGTCATGGCTACGAAAGGAAAGGGAGCGCCTCCTAGCAGAAAAACAAGCATACCTGTTGGTAGCTTTCCTGTTCCTCCTATACCTATGGATGCTAATAGGTCTGGTAAGCAAGATTGGGAGAGCGTAGTGGGATGGATTGCCGCTTGTGTACTTGTCATATTGTTGCTACCAATTTTGGGCATGATGTACATGGATGTACTTCAAGCCAAGCATGAAGCCAAACAACAGCAAGAAAAAGTGCAAAAGCTGATTAAACAAGTTGAAAGGGAGAAGCAGGAATGAACATTTACTGTATTTGGGGCTTATCTATCCTATTGGTTCTGCTAATGGGTTGTGATGACCGCTACCGCTACAAGTGCCAAGACCCATTGAATTGGTCTAATGCTGAATGCAAGCCCCCTATTTGTACCGCTTCTGGTACTTGCCCTGAGATGTTAGTTAAACCCGAACAGGAGAAGAAATGATGCCTACCATTGGATATAAACCTAACAGCCGCCTAAGTGCTGATGAGATTGAAGTCAGAGTATGGGCATTTGTTATCGTGGTCTTGGTGACCATTCTGCTTGCTTCTATGGGTATGTTTTTGTACTCTGTTTCGTTTGTTCAACAGCCAATGAACGGCAGTATGGCGGCGATTGACAAGGTGTATACACAGCAGATCAGCACCATAATGGTGTTCATTACTGGTGTTTTGGGTGGTGTAGCTGGTAGGTCTGGTGTTAAGGCGATCGCTAATGCGAGTGCCAAGGCTGAAGCCATTGACAACGATGAACCCCCAAAGCCATGAGCCTCTTTAATCCTTGGGTGCTGTTTGGCATCCTGATGACTGTTTTAGGCGCTTTTGGTAGCGGTTATTACAAGGGTGGCGAGGATGAAAATGCTCGTCAACAGGCTGAAATAGCCTCTTTAAATGCTGAAGCTAGGGCAAAAGAACAAGCCCTTGTAAAGGCTGTTAACACTCAAACAACACAATTATTGAAGGTAGAAAACAATGCCAAGATTCAGATTGCGAAACGTGATGCCGCTATTAGTGCTGGTACTCTCAAGTTGCGGATTCCTGTCCAAGCCCCAGTCTGCCCCGTACACACCGCCCCAGATGCCCCCGTTGCCCCCAGAGATAGCGTTCAAGCAACAGCCGAACTTGACCGAGAGACTGCTAAATCTCTTGTCGCCATCACAGACGATGGAGACAAAGCCATCAGACAACTGAATGCGTGTATTGATGCGTACAACACTGTTTATCAAACTTTGAACAAATCACGTTAAGATTCACGCTGTTGTCATTGATTTAGTTTAATTTCAGACAACTTTACTGGAGTTGTCATGGGTAAAACTGTTTACAGCGATCAAGAGTTTATTGAACTTTGGAAAACTTATGAATCTGCCAGTGCCTTTGCCAAAGCTGTTGGCATGGATATGCGTAATATCATTAGGCGTAAAAACAACCTAGAGGCTAGATACGGCGAGCCGCTAAAGTCAAAGAACAGTAAGCATCAAACCATTAAAGAAAATTCAGTTCGCAAACAATTGGGGATTGAAAATGGCATTGTTTTGGTGTTCAGTGATGCTCACTTCTGGCCTTCAATCCATACAACAGCGTATAAGGGTCTTCTTTGGGCTATTAAAGAGTTTCAGCCCAAGGCTGTGATTGCCAATGGAGATATATTTGATGGCGCTAGTATCTCTCGCTATCCTCGCATTGGATGGGATTCAACGCCATCGGTGATACAAGAGTTGAAAGCCTGTGAACTGGCAATGGGCGAGATAGAGGAAGCCGCCAAGAAAGCAAGACACAATGTAAACCTAGTGTGGACACTTGGCAACCATGATGCTAGGTTTGAGAACCGCCTAGCCGCCAATGCTCCACAGTATGAGCAAGTTAAGGGCTTTTCCCTGAAAGACCATTTCCCTGCATGGCATCCTTGCTGGTCTTGCTGGCCTACTGAGGAGGTAGTGGTTAAACATCGCTGGAAGGGCGGTGTACACGCTACACACAATAATACAGTCAATGCTGGCGTAAGCATCGTTACAGGGCATCTACACAGCCTTAAAGTGACCCCGTATGCTGACTACCAAGGAAACAGGTTTGGCGTGGATACTGGCACATTGGCAGATATTGATGGGGCGCAGTTTGTAAACTATCTTGAAGACTCTCCTACTAACTGGAGGTCAGGGTTTGCTGTACTGACATTTCATAATGGGAAATTGCTTTGGCCTGAGTTAGTCCATAAATGGGCTGAAGGTCAAGTTGAGTTTAGGGGTAAGGTATATGACGTATGACCTTGTAGCTTATCTCAGATCAGAAATCAAAGAACTGCATAACATATTGCATGAAACGCAACTTGCTTTGGCGCAAGCAAATGATAGATTAAACCGCCGATCTGAACCCTTAACTGAAGAGCGTATATATACGCTTTACCGCCGCAGTCTTGATTGGCGACAGTTAGCTAGGGACATCGAGGCAGATCACGATATTGAATAACAAATCGAAACCAATGCGTTTAAGCATACAAAAAAAAGGGGAGTCCTAAGACCCCCCTGCAAGTAACAACTGCACCTGAATTATGACACACGAACCCAGACTAAGCCGTCTTCGTCTTCTACGATCTCTCCGATTTCGTATTCTTCGGATACTTCGTCTTCAACGATTTCGTCTTCTTCGCACTGGTTATAAGCAAACTCTTCGGTAACGTCATAGTCAACGCACCAGCCATGCAATTGCTGGAATTCGATGAATTCTTGGATGATTGCAATCTTGTCAAAATCATCTGTCTCAATAGTCACTGAGTCATCTCCAAATTCCCACTCTGCAATGTTAATCTCAATCTTGTACATGATATTCCCCTTGGTTATGGCACTATTGCCAAGTAAAATCCTATCTCTGATTTGTGACAGCTTCCACCCATAATCCATCAATTTTTACAACGAAAGGTTAAATAAATGAACTTATCTGCCAATTTTTCTTTGAAAGAACTAACAAAATCTGACACCGCTACCCGTCTTGGCATCGACAACACACCTGATGAAGAAGCCATTGACAATCTCAAGACTTTGTGCGACAAGGTGCTTCAGCCTGTTCGTGAGCATTTTGGTAAGTCTGTGACTGTGAATTCTGCCTATCGTAGCCCTGAGTCCAATGCCGCTGTTGGTGGTTCTAAGACTTCCGACCACTGTAAAGGTATGGCGGCAGACATTGAGATTGCTGGTATTGCCAATGCTGATCTAGCCCAATGGATTATGGACAACTTGGACTATACACAACTAATCTTGGAATTCTACACACAGGGTGTGCCTGATTCTGGTTGGGTTCATGTGTCGTATGACCCTAATAACCTCAAGAAGCAGGAATTGACTGCCGTTAAGGTGGCAGGGAAGACCCAGTATCTCCAAGGATTACAGGCTTAATCTGACGCTTGCAGAAGTGTTTGGGGACAAGGTGTTCAAAGAACATCACCTCCCCGCACTTCTCACATAGCCATGCTTCACCTCGGTCAATGGTGGTAACTTTGTTTCCATGTTGACCATTGCGTCTGCCGTAGAAGGTTCTTATCTTACGAATCATTCTTTAATTTAGCCCTTGAATAGATCAGGAACTCTTTCTTTTCTGTCATGGCAATGCGTTCTCTTGCGTTTTTACCAAGGATATGACCCGCTGTTATTTGCTTGAGTTTCTTATCTGTTGTCCAGATACTAGGTTGTCCTCGCCAATCAAAGTCATTCTTAGGCTTGTTCATGCGTAATCACCCTCTTGAGTGTGTTCTAACAGTCGTTTTTGCAGTCTAGCAATCCTGTCCTCGTTGTATTGCATGGCGGCGTGGGCATACTCAGCGGCAGTCTCAGCTTCTAGCTTGCGTAAATGAGCATCTTGTAATTCTTTGGCAATTACCTCATAAATAGTTCTTGCTCTCAAGATGTCTTTGACATACTTGATTGTTGACTGCCTGAAAGTCATAACACACCTCTCATTTCCCATCCCATTAAAAAGTAGTTCCATCGGGTTTGCAAAGCTGGCACGTTGTATCTGCCTTTTGTACTGCTGAAGTCTGTGTGATTTTTTGAACGCATCATTGCCTCAAAAACTTGTTGTGCTTTGCTCATTCGTTAATCCTGTGGTGGTGTGCAAGTGTGAATGTGTGTCAAGTCTGCTGTGCGTTTGCCGCATCGTGAACAGAAGTTTTGCTCTGTGCGCTGTGGTGGGTGGGTGTAGTTCTGCCCACAGTTGTGGCATTGCACAACGCCGTTAAGGGGATTCCACTTAACTGCACTTGCATCCGTGTAACCGCAACAAGGCAACGCCACAGGCTCTTGGCTTTTATTTTGTGTCATTTCTTCATTCCTTCAATGTTTTGTAATCTCAAATATTTGGTCAAGTGCATGAAACTTTTTGACTTCATCAAGACTAGGATATTTCATCTCCCACTTGTGTCCCATAGTGGCATGGATAGTTTTTACTTTTAATTGTTGAATAACAATGCCAGCAAACTCAAGTTCTGCTTTAGAAACCTTACCCATAATGTCTAGTGCATGGTCTACATCAAATTTTTCTTTTTCAGTAAGATTTAAATTGTTTGTTTGATTGTTAAGTGTTTCTTTACTCATTGACTTACCTCTTTGGTTAATTCTTTGTCTGCTACATAGTCATGCACGATTAAGCCGTTTTCTATGCTTCCAACCCACATCTCAGGTATCCAAGTAAAACCTCCATCTCGTTTCTTTCTAAGATGCGCTCTGCGTTTGTGTCTTGCTGGACTTGCATGAGTACCACCCTTGTGTTCTTGCTTTACTTGTGCGCTAGGTTTAAGTTCAATGGTCTTCCACGAATACAGTAATGGCTGATGTTTGGCTTTACGCTTTCGGTTAATGAAATCAAGCCCTTTTGCGTTGTGGGCTAAAAGTATTTCATCTGTTTTATGCGCCCGTAAATTTATTAAACAAGCAAAGTTAACTGCACTAATACAAAGATTTGTAATTTGTTGCATGGCATATTCTTGTGTGTCTCCTTTATCTACAAAAGATTTTAGAAAATGCTTTTTCATAAAAATATTTGTTTTTAGTAAAGGTGTGTTTTCAACCACAAAAACTGGATTTGCAGTTAATACAGCTAATGGAATTTCATCTGCATCACAAGACCACATCATCACTGCCGCACCTGTATATCTACCAATAGTTATTGATTTGTCATAGGTAAATATTGCATTATTAATACTAGGATGCAACACAGCCATATTTTCGGAAGGTGTATAAAATTCATCAAGCGCAAGTGCTTTATCGTTCCAGCCACTTTCGTGAGCAACATTTTTTAATTCTTCCTCAATGGTGTCTGGCACATCATAAAAGTCAAACCATGTGTATTTAGCCGCATCAAAGCCAACCTTAGATGCCGCATCTGCTACTCTTGGATTCATTTCTTCATTCCTTCAATGTAGATTGCCAAACCATCAATCGTGTCTTTTCCAAAGGAAGTTAATCTCCTAACCTCTCTAACAACTTCATCAATAACACCATTGCGTAGTTCGTCATAGAACTCTTGTGCAGACTTGGGTCTTAGAAAGGTTGCCTTTACAGCCAGTTGGCGTTGCTTGGCTTGTCTCTCAATGTCGTTGAATGCCTCATCTTCTTCAGTCATTGTCAGCCTCTTTTTGTAGGAAATAAAGCGCACCAATAAGGATTGCACCAAAAGCAATCACGACAAATGCACCAAACAGCATCAACATAAAAGTCACGAGTACATCCCACATTAGACTGCCCTCCATTCACGCTCATTGCGCCCCGATGAAGACTTTACAGTTTTGCCTGTCAACTGAATCAGGTTCATCTTCTCCAACTCGTTTAAACGGCGTGAGACTTGATTTCTATCTAACCCGCTATGTGTGGCTATGCCATCCTTACCAAGCGCACCATGAGCCTTTAAACAGTCCACAATGATGCTGAAATGCTTGGATGCCAAGTCTTTAGCGGCATCAGCGGCTTCATAGCTGGTGATTGGGTCGGAAGTCCTAACCCTGTTGAAGATTGGCAAGTCAAAGAACTTCTTTACACCGCCACCAAAATGAATATCGTCTAGTTTTGTCATGTCAACTCCTATCAATTAAAAAGTTAGTGGGTACTCACTTATGCTTTCCCCGCCGTGGTTACTCTAAAAAGGCAAATCTTCGTCCATGTCTAGGATGGAAGGCTTTTTCTTTGGTGATGAAGTATTGGCTTCTTCTTTAGGGCTTACTGCAAGACCCATGAATTTTCCTGATTTACCCTCTTTAATCCAAGCTGAGAGCCAGTAGGACTGACCATCGACTGTGATGTTGCCTTTATAGTCTGGCTGGTTGCCTGTCTCTTTTTTGTCGTTCTTAAAAAGTACACCTGAGTTATCACGCTGTTCCATTTTCATTCCCTTTGGTTTATTAAATTGTTCGAGTAAAATTTCTCCCCCAAACTCTGCTTCCCAATCACTCATATTTACACCTTTATTTCATTGAGTTTTTTAACCTTGTCATCCACTTCCGCAAGAAACTGGATAACCTCTTGTTCGAGTTCTGCAATATAACGATCATTGCGCTCGATTCTTTTGATGAACAGTTGTAGGTGTTCAGGCATTCGTGGGTCGAAACTCACAAAGTCGCACCAACTTCTATCTGCACATCGCATCTGCCATTGCATTTGGTCGTAATATTTCTTTGCTGGCTCATCTCCCAAAATGGTATCAATGTGGGTTGCTGTGTTGGGACACTTGATCTCTAAGCATCCATCATCACCCACCAAGCCATCAGGAGAGGCGGCAGACATAGGAATAGTTGGATGGTCAATAGCACCTACCTGATCGACCATATTGCCTGTCTTAGCCTCATACGCCGCACGAGCATAAATTTCCTGCTCAATACCCCATTCCATAGCCGCATTGGTGTATGACTCTGCCACTTGGTTTGTCATACGCTCTACTACCAGTTGAGCCATGTAGTTAGCCCTGCTTGTGCTGTAACCTGTCTTTGTTTTGGCAACAATGTCAGAGATACGAGAAGCAGTAGCTTTACCGCAACGCTGTTTAAACCACTCGGGTGTGCCTTGTTCTACATCGCTCATTTCAATGCTCCTTTACGCTTTTCTTTGGCATCAATCACTTTCTTTTGCCAATTTTTATCACCAGCGCAAGCAGAGTAAGCAGTGCCGTATACATTTTTGAGTTCCTCTAAAGTTGAAGCCGCATCAATAGCCGCCAAGTGGTCAATCATCATGCCTACATCTACATCTGAACCTGAGTCACCCTCTGGCAAGTCTTCTCCAGCATAGATGTACAGACCCAAACCATGTAATGACAAAGCCTTAGTCATGCAACGCATGATGGCGGTATTGACTGCAAATGCGTCAGGGTTAGGGATAGCTTTATTGCGATAGTCCATTACTGGAAGTTGGCAAGTCATTGGTTTGCCAAACATGGTGACTGTGACGAACACCATTGCTGTGCCGTTTATGTCCATGTAGCACTTGTCGCCAAACATATCCACCTTGTATATGGCGGCAGGGTCTGCCTTTAGTGCTTCAGCCCATGCCCAAGCCCATGATAGATAGGTTAGATTGGCTTTCTTCTCGGTATGCTCATTTACGTTCTTGTTGAGCAACATCAACACCTGTTCTTGATTCATATTCACTCCTGTTTAAATTTTTGAAAAGTTTTTGAAATATCTGTGTTCATTGAGTTCGTATATACAAACTCGGATTTCTTGTCAGTCGCTCTTTTTGTCGGGTACACCTTTCTGTGAGTTAAAGATTTGTTGGGCGATAGCGAATTGGGTATCAAAGTCAAAGTCGGAAAGTTTGAACCAATTCCCTGAACATGAGCAGATCGGGAGAGAGCCAACTTTAGGCTTTGTGCAAAACTGGCAAAAATATTCATCTTGGCTTTCCTCTAAGATCGTTGCAATGGTGTTTTTAAGTTTCATCTTTCTCTCCCCTATATTCGTTTTTTAACCAAAGGGTGCGCAAGGTACGCATTTCATCATCAGCATCAATGTATGGAGTAGTGCGGTCGTTAGTCAGATAAAACTCAGCCCTGATCTGCATTTTGTTGTCAATGCGATCTTTGATGAATTGAAAGGCTATGTCCCAGTCGCCTGATTTGATGGCAAGAGGGATAGCCTCAGAGCCTTGTATGGCATCCATAATGTCATCATCATTGAGTTGTTGGTAGGACTCCCAAACGGCTTTATTAAAAGCTGTCATCGATAGACTCCTCAATCTGTTTTTCAATTTGTTTGCACTCCTTGGCAGAGAGTTCATCTGTAATGTCAATGCGGTTGTTGCCTATCTGTAAATAAGCCACCCAAATGAATTTATCGTAGACTCCCTCGTTGGGAGAGTAGTCGGGGTCGTATTCCCACTCGACCCAAGCCTTGATGTCTATTTCAAGGTCACAAAAATCTATATCCAGTTCCATGTTCACGCCTTTCAATGTGTTGGTAGAGTTCGTAGTGTTACACAGATTATAATGTTTAACACTAGGACAAACCCTAATTGTGGTATTTGTTAAACACAACACAATCACGCCTCTATGCCAAGACCCAAAACTGAAATGACCAAAAGCGGCAAAACCATTGCCGTACGAGCCACTTTAAGCGAGTGGAATGAGTTCAAACGACTGGGAGGAACTAAATGGTTGCGACAACTATTAGCCGACTCAATTGAGAGACAGAAGAAAACAGTATAATGATTTGAAACTTGGCTACCTTTAGCGGGGGAAAAGGCGATTCGTTACCGCCCTGCCAGTGTTTCTTCAGTAACGGCAACCGAAAACGTAAGGTTTTATATGCACTACTACAAACGAAATATTGGCGACTATGCAAAGAAAGCTGGTCGGCTAACCATGCTTCAACACGGAGCGTATACGCTTCTTATTGACTCGTGCTATGACAGAGAAGTATTCCCCACAATAGAACAGGCACTTGAATGGACTTGGGCATCTACTGAAGCAGAAGTAGAGGCGGTAAAGTTTGTTTTGTCTAGGTTTTTCAAGCTGGATAAGGATGGCTGTTATGTGCAGGACAGAGTTCTTGAAGAACTACTAAACTATCACAAGAACGCAGAAACAAACAAACGAATCGCTGATGAAAGAGAGGCGAAGCGTAAAGAAAGTCGCACGAAGCGTGAACCAAGCGTAGACGAACCTCCACCTAACCATAAACCAATAACCATTAACCAAGAACCAATTAAAGAGCGCACAAGAGGCTCACGCCTCTCTGCTGATTGGGTTTTACCAAAAGAATGGGCAGACTGGGCAAAGCAGGAAAGACCCGACTTAGATTTGCGGAGCGTGGGAGAGCAGTTTAGGGATTACTGGAGCGCAAAAGCGGGTTCAGGCTCTACAAAGCTGGATTGGCAAGCAACATGGCGTAATTGGGTAAGAAATCAAAAGATGGTGTTTAAACAGGCTGACATTGCTAGAACGACAGTACCCTCAAGCTCACAGCGTGACCCTGCCCTTGCAAAACTTGACGAAGATATGAAGAATGCCAAGCCAAACCCTGAGATTCTTGCCAAAATCAAAGAAGCATTAAGGGGTAAAGTAGCATGACAAAAGATGAAGCCAATCGACTACTGGACAGATGCAGGGAAACCTCGCAACTTAGCTACGCTGACACCACAAGAGCGCTTACAGCTACTGGAGACATTGAAGCAGATGGAGGCGAAGGAATGGATCTTGAGGCACAAGAGGAAAACCAAAGACCTTGGGAAAATGAAAGCATCCGCATGGTGGTGGCAGACCTTATCAGACATAGAGAAAAAGCGTGGGTTACCCGCCGCTAATGAGTTGCGTTGGCGCATGAACAACATCAAAGGAGAATGATTATCATTTACATAGGCATAGACGCTGGCTCAGTTAATGGCGCACTTGGGGCAATAGACCATGATGGGAATTATGTTGAATCATTCATGATTGACCATAAGGACAAGCATATCCTCGCCTTGGTTTTTAAAAGTCGCATTCTGTCCATTGTTGACCCTAAAGAGGGCGCACAGATTTGCATGGAACAGGTACACGCTATGCCTAAACAGGGTATATCGTCAACATGGAATTTTGCTAGAGCAGTCGGGGTTATCAGCGCAGTTTGCGAACTGACTAACTACCCTTTCCACTTGGTAAGCCCTCAGAAATGGAAAAAACACTTTAACCTTACCGCAGACAAAAACGAGGCTTTAGCCCTTGCTAGGAAGCTATTCCCCAAAGCGCCACTAAAGCTCAAAAAGGACATAAACAGAGCAGAGGCTTTACTAATCGCTGAATACTGGAGGCAAGCCAATGTCTGACAATGACGAAAAAAAGGGCATCGTTATCAAGTTTGACCCCATTGAATACGAAGCAATAAGGGCAATAGGTGAAGGAAACCTAAGCGAAGGTTTCAGGGTTTGCCTACGTTGGGCGGTGCATTTCCATGCTATTGGTTTAAGGTCAGACGACAATCTAGAATATATTGGGCTTTGCACAGTCGCAGATTAGTGGCTAAAAAGGCTTTAAAAGTGCCTAGAAGCGTCTTTTAATGGCGTGGGAATAGTAGGGTAGCAGTAGGCAAGAAAAAAGCCCCGAAGGGCTTGAAATTGAAAAGTGCTCACTAACTTATGATTGAGTCACTGGTTGATAAGTCCAATCAACGCCATCATGCTCATCACAAAAAACCCATTCTATTAATTCTTCACTATCTGCCGCTAGTTGTTCTTCTATGATTTTTGTTTGAGCATCTTCTAGGCTTTCAGCCTCTACAAAATACTCATAACTGACATTTTTAAATATTTGATAAGTTTTCATTTTAAGCCTTTGATTTTCTGAGAATGATTTTTAAAAGTAGGGCAATGGTGGCATATATCACAAAGCCACCTCTAAGGCTTGGGTTTTTTGGTCTTCAGTAGGGTCATTTAAAGCCCACCATTCCAGCGACCCATATTTAGGGTTTTGTTTGCAAATATCGTAAAGCCACACGTTTGCATGGGGTGAAGTGAATTTCACTATTTGCCCAATAAATTCGGGTTTGGTTTGTGCGTTTGTGCCTTTGGTCATTCTTTCACCTCATTTTTATTAAGTATTTCTAGAATGGCTTGGACTTGCTCGGGCGATATGGTCATCCATCGGGTTTGCCCATTGATAGAACGTAGCTGAATATCTGCCTGACGTTCGCCTAATTTTTGTACTTCTTTATCGTAGTAGGTCATTCCAACACCTCTACATCAAATGGTATAGAGTTATCAATAAATGCTTGCCTCATTGCGTAAGGTAGGGATAAAACAATCCCAAATTGTCGGTTTATTGCGGCTATAACTTCAACTGGCAAATGCTTTAGATTTGGTTCTTCAGGAGAATCAGAGATAGCCAATTCTTTACCATTTGGCAAGATGACGTATTGACAAGCGGCTATTGCGCCATGCTTTATGGTGTATTTCATGCGCCCACCTTTGAATTGTCAAAACAAAAAGAATAGCCCTTTCCGTCTGCACTATCGCCAAAGCGCATATTGTTTAAATTCCAGTCTAATTTGTGCTTTTCAACCAATGCCTTAACTGCCTGAAAATGGCAGACTTCATGCGAATATTCATGAGGATATGAGATAGTGGCTTGAAAGCCTTTGTGGTCACCATAGCCTACTGTATAAGCCTTTATGCGCGACCCTTTGACATTGGTGGGTGAAATATATTTTGTGTGTATTGCTATCATTTTTAAGCCTTTCAAAACCTTGCAAAAGCGCAAGCCCAAGGGCACAGAATGCCCAAGGGTTTAGACTCTTACTCCGCCACTGTTTCGGTTATTTCGGCTTCTACGGGTTTAGTCTTTGCCCGATAGCACCATGCGGGAACTTTAGCCATTGCTTGCTCTTTGAACGGCATCATTACGCCTACGAAGTGGTCATCCATCATAGGAAAACTAACTAAACAACTATCTTTCCCCCTTTGAAGCAAGCTAGGGACTTGTCTTTTTCCCCAAATTTCCTCTGAAAAGTCAACGAAACGAACTAAAAGGTCAGGGTTAAAAGTGGCGGGTTTTATATCTTCATCCTTGAAAACAAGGGGAATAACTCTATCAGTATCGGGAAAACGTGCCTCATGAGCTTGAAAACGCACTGTTTGATTGTCGCAAATACACTCTATTGCTAACCCGTCAACGCTAAAATGCAACATATCTTCACCTTGCCTTTTAGTGCCTTTTAGTTTAATTAAATGTTCGGTAGGCAAAATCACGTTAATCGGCGTATCTGACTGGATGCCGTCAACAAACAAACGCCCTAAAACGTGCCCGTCAGTGGCTTCTATATACGTGCCCCGATTGTCACGGGCTACGTTAATGCCTTGCAAATAGTAGCGAATATCCTTTTTAGCACAGAGGTGCAACATGCCTCGGATGTCTTTGCGGCGGAGAGTGAATTTCATATTAAAGCCTTTTTAGTTGAAAACCCTAGCAAAATCGCTAGGTGCTAGGATACTGCAAGCAATACCCTAAACCCTAGAATTTATCCCCTAAATGCAAGCAAAGCGCCGATATAAGCAAAGACTATAACGCAAGCAATAGCCCAAAGAATCTCTTTTTTATCCATGTTAAGCCCCTTGATTCTTAGCTATAGCGTTAAAGCTACGCAAATATGCAAGGGCGTTGCTTCTGTCATCGCAAAGTATTTTGTCCAATAATTCGCCAGAGCTTTTGTAGAGTTTGACTAAATAGTAGCCGCTTTGGGTTTGCTCAAAAAC